AGAGTATCCAGGCGGCCGTCGATAATGTCAAAGCGATTTTTCAAAATATCATCGACTTTATCAGTAACGTATTTTCCGGCAACTGGAGCGCGGCCTGGCAGAACATTGTAAATATTTTCGGAAATCTGTTCGGAATGATCGTAAACCTGGCAAAAGCACCGATCAACGGGGTTATTTCGGCCATTAACTGGGTGATCTCAAAGATCAACAGCATTTCCGTGACCATTCCAGACTGGGTTCCTGGCGTCGGCGGAACTACGTTGGGGTTTAGTATCCCGACGATCCCGCAACTGGCGGAGGGCGGCATAGCAACTTCCCCCACCCTGGCGGAAATTGGCGAGGGAGGAGAGCCGGAGGCCGTCATGCCGCTGTCCAAACTGGCGGCCATGCTGGATGAATGGATCAGAAAGCCGAAACCGAGCGGCGGAGGCGGAGGGATGGAGGACGGCGACGGGGAAACCATCGTTTTTGCCCCGGTGCTGAACTTCAACGGAAAAGCAGACCGCGAGGACGTGGAGGAGGCCATGCGGATCTCCTTCCAGGAGTTCAAACGCCTGTATAAGCGCATGAAAGCGGAGGAACGCCGGAAGAACTTCAAGCCGGAACCTGTGACGGGGTAAGGAGGACACCATGGAAAAGACCTACACAACGAAACAGGGCGACGCCTGGGACGCTATCGCGTTCGAGGTGTACGGCGACGTGAAATATACCGGGTTCCTCATGCAGGCGAACTTCCAACACCTGGACACATTCGTGTTTGACGCTGGGGTGGTCCTCCAGACACCGGAACTGCCGGAGGACAACGACCTGACAAACGCCCCGATCTGGAGGACCGCCACATGAAAACACGGAGAGCGGAAACGGACCTGACCTGGAACGGCGCGGCCGTCACCAGCAAAATGGTGGGCTACAAGGCCACCGTGACATATACCGACGCGGCCAGTGGAGAGGCGGACAGCCTGGAGATCAACATAAACGACCGGGACCGCCAATGGACCACGGCGTGGTTGCCGAAAACCGGGGACACCCTGACGGCCGCCATAAAGGTGTACGACTGGGACCGCGAGGGGGACAACCGGACACTGGACTGCGGATTTTTCATACTGGACAACTACAATTTTTCGTGGTGGCCAATGACTGGGACAATTTCGGCCGTGTCCGTGCCGGCGGATAGTGCTTTCCGTGCGACGCAGAGGACAAAGACCTGGGAAAAGGCCACCCTGCAGGCCATAGGAACAGAGATCGCGGCCAGGGCGGGCATTACCCTGGTTTGGGACGTTGAGGGAGAGCCGATCACCGTCGAAAGCGTGGAGCAGTCAGAGCAAACGGACTGTGAATTTTATATGAGCCTGTGCGAGGAATACGGCCTTTCCATGAAAGTGTACGCCCAAAAAATCGTGGTGTACGACCGGGAGCAGTACAAGGAAAAAGAGGTGGCCGGCACCATCCGGGAAAGCGAGATCGAAAGCGGTTCCTGGGAAACGACGCTTGACGGGACCTATACAGGCGGAGAATACACCTACACTGACCCGAACACCGAGGAGGAAATAAAGGTAACGGTGGGGACGGGAACGCGGATCCTGAAACAATCCGGCAAAGCCGACAACAAGGCGGACGCGGAGCGGAAGATCACGGCGGCGGTGGCCAACGCAAACCACGGCGCCACCAAACTGTCCCTAACCATCATGGGACGGCCGGACCTGGTGGCCAGTCAATGTGTCACCGTCGTGGGGATCGGCCGCCTGTCCGGTAAATACTTTATCGACAGTATCACCCACACGGTGGGAGGAGGATACACCATGGATCTGGAACTGTCCCTGGTGGAGGCCATGACAGAGGAAGTGATCAAGGACGCCACGGACCGCCTGGCGGCGGTGGGCGTCATGGCAAGCCCGGAATATTGGGTGCAGCACTACAAGGACGTGGCGAACCTGGACGGCCTGATCCTGAACATGGCCACCAGGATCAAAACAAACCTGGGAGGAAAGAGTATCACGACCGTGGAGGACGCCCTGGACGTGCTGACGCGCACCGGCGTGATCAACTCCCCGGACTATTGGGCCAGCAAGTACACGGCCCTGGCATGGCTGGACGTGCTGCTGATCAGTGCGGCCAATGCCCTGACAGAGTAAGGAGGAGCCAATGAAGGGAGAAATTCGACTGGGGAAAATATCGTCCATCGACTACGCCAAGGGAATGGCCCGGGTGGTGTACCACGAAAAGGACGACGACGTGACGCGCCTGATCCCCCTCCTTTCCCATGAGTACAAAATGCCCCCGGTAGGGTCCCAGGTCCTTGTGGTCCACCTGTCAAACGGGACGGAGGCTGGCGTGGTCCTGGGCAGACCGTGGAGCGAAAAGAACAAGCCACCGGAGGGAGGGGCCGCCCTGTACCGCAAAGACCTGGGGCAGAACCCTGGGGACGCCATGATCAGGTACGACGGCAGCACCCTGACCATCAAATGCACGGGGGCGATCAACATCGAGGCGGGCGGGGCCATCACCATCAACGGCGCCACCATCGACCTGAACTAAAGGAGGCGGGAGCCATGCCAAACGCGGCAAGACTGACGGACGCGGTGGACGGGACCACCGCCGGGGAACATTCGGGGCACGTGCCCCCGCACTCCCCTGAACCGTTCACCGGGGAGATCTCCGGGGCCTGTTCCGGGGACGTGCGAGTGAACGGCCTGGCGGCCGCCACGGTGGGAAGTGAAACCACCGAGCGGGACGGGTGCTGTGGATCCAGCAAGGGGACGGTGGCGGCCGGCAGCGGAACGGTAAGGATCAACGGAAAAGCGGCGGCCCGAACCGGCGACGCCCTGGCGCCACACAGCGGGAGCGGGAATATCACCGGCGGCAGCGCCACCGTGCGGATCGGAGGGTAAACAATGGCCATTGGAACACTGGGAAGAAAGATCGTCTTTACGGTGAGCGACGACCAGGTTTTCACTTTTTCGGAAATGACCAGGGAGATCACAAGCCGGTGGACCAACCACGAACCCCAGAGCGTAAAACCAAAGCCGGAGTTTTTGGGCGCCGGCCTGCAGACGGCCAGCCTGACGATCACCCTTTCCGCCACACTGGGGGTACGGCCCAGGGACGTGCTGGAGGCCATCGAGAACATGGTGGAGAGCGGAACGGCGGAAACCCTTGTGATCGGAAACAGGCCGGTGGGAAAAAACCCGTTCAGGCTGACCGGATCGAGCGAAACCTGGGCCGTGGTATATAACCGGGGCGAACTTGCCAGGGCCTCCATGACCATCAATCTGGAGGAGTACACATGAACGAAACCGGCGTTTACGACTTCAAACTGGAATACACCTTCGCCGGTGACTATATGGCGGAACTGGACCGGCAACTGGCCCTACTCCTGTCCACGCGGGAGGGCACCATGCCCCTGGATCGGGAGTTCGGTCTGAATATGGACTTTGTGGATATGCCGCCGGAGGTGGCGAAAAGCCTATACACGGCGGAGGTCACGGAGAAGGTGGCCAAGTTTATCCCAACGGTGCGGGTCCAGGAAGTCAAATGGAGCAGCGGAGGGCAAGGAAATTTAATTGCAAAGGTGGTGATCACAAGTGCCTGACGAAATGAACGCGATCAAGAGCCTGCCGGACATTTCTTTTATTGACAACAAGACCATTGACCAGGTGCGGCAGGAAATGGTGGCAGACTATGAAAGTTTTATATCCGAGGCCACGGGCCAGACGGTGAGCCTGGAGCGGTCCAGCGTACACCGCATGGAACTGTACGCGGCGGCGGCGCAGATCTACCAGGCCATGCAGTACATTGACCGGCAGGGAAAGCAAAGTATCCTGAAATATTCCTATTCGGATTTTCTGGACAACCTGGCTATTTTTAAGGGCGTGACCAGGAACCCGGCCACACCGGCCACCACCACCCTGCGCTTTACTCTTTCGGCGGAGCGGGACACGGCCACCGGGATCCCCCAGGGGACCCGCGTTTCCACGGCCGGTTCCATATACTTTTCCACTGACGTGTACGCAGAGATCCCGGCGGGGTCCACCACTGTGGAGGTGCCCGCCACCTGCACGGTGGCAGGAACGGACGGAAACGGGTTCGCGGCCGGAGAACTGGCCACCATCGTGGACCCGATCCCCTACGTGGCCAGCGTGACCAACACGACGGCCACCGAGGGAGGCGCGGAGATCGAGAGCGACGACGACCTGGCGGAGCGGGTTTTCCTGGCACCTGGCGCCTATTCTACGGCAGGGCCGGAGGACGGATACCTGTACCACGCCAAAGCGTACAGCGCCGCCATAGGCGACGTGGTGGCCACCAGCGACCAGGCGGCGGGGACCGTGGACATTGTTTTTATCATGGCAGACG